ACGTATATGTAAAGAGTAGAACCTTCTGTAAAAAGTCCTTGTGAAAGTATATTTACATATCCGCCTGCTCCACCTGAGCCAAATGGTGTTTGGGAATAGCTACAATCTGAGCCTCCCGAGCCAGCAGTACCCCAAAGTTTCATTAAAACTTGAATTCCGCCGGGACCCGCCATGCCTCCAAAATTTAAACCTTGTCCAAACATATTATGTTGCTATTTGTGAAATTGAATACCAAAATTCGGTAGGGCTTACACAAATAATTTGAATAAAGTTCTTTGTTGAACTTGTATCGTCATATTCCCCAGCAATCAAATTAAAAGTGCCACTCGCGCCACCTACTGTAAATGCTAATGTGTAAGAACCCCCCGCACCGGTAACAATAATTGATTTTGTGATACCAACTTTCGGGTTCGTAATGTTTAGAGTTGTATTTTGATTTGGGGTTAATGTAAATAATTGAGCAACATCAAAATCAACATCAACAGTTGCGCCTGCTGTTAATACTGAAGACGTTGTAAACTCATTATCAATTTTTTCGTAAGATACAGCGTCATTAGCAATCTTAGCTGCAGCAACTGCACCATCAGCAATCTTATCTGTTGCAATTGCATCGTCAGCAATCTTAGCTGAATCAATAGATCCATTTGAAATATTATCTGTTACAGCTGTTGGTTCTAATACTGCTGCTGTTACTTTAGTTAGTGCCATGTTATTGTGTTATTAAATCCCAAGTTCCTAATTCTTCATTCCAAGTGTACATTTGACCATCGTCTGGATATGTTACAGGAGCATCCCATAAACAAGTTGTTTCGTTTAAAATCCAACTATCAAATGGTTTTGGTGGAATAAAAGCATCACGAGATTCATCGTATGTATATCCTATCCCTGCATAGTTTTTTCTAAAAGGAACTCCATCTTCTGAATGAACTCCTCCTCTTGTGTTATAAGATGTACGCTTACAAACTTGCTCTCGGATGTTGCCATAGTGCATTTCCCAGTTTGTTGGTCCATCTGTTTCGTCTTTACCGACTATCACCTCGGTGACGATATTTTGCATGTTTAAAAAAGCGTAATGAGCCATTATTTATTTATTTATTAACTAAATGTTATATTTCCTGTTCCTGCTGTGAATACTGATACTTTATCTGTTCCTTCTGTGAAAGGTGATCCTGTTGCTTGTGTTAAACCCGAAATAGTATAAGAACTTGGATAACGTAATATTATAACTCCAGAACCTCCAGAGCCACTAAATCCTGCGCCTCCACCACCAGTATTTGCAGTACCATTATTATAACCATCCCCAAAAACTTTTCCATCTGCACCTCCACCAATACCGCCCTGACCAGCGGTGCCACTACTGACAGATCCACCTCCACCACCAGCATAATAAACATCTAAACTGCCAGGCAGAAGCTCACCTACTGATGAAGTTGCAGCGTTTGTTGAATTTAAAATGTTAACTGCTTTTCCACCACCTCCATTTTTACCGGGTCCACTTGAGTTAGCAGAATCCTGACCTTGAGCAGCAGCTCCACCACCTCCAGCACCAGGATAATTACTTCCTCCTGAGCTACCAGAATTACCTCCTCTATAACCTTGAATTGTTGGTGATGTTACAGCAGCTCCACCAGGATTATTATATCGACCTCCAGATCCACCACCTCCAGATCCACCGCTTCCAGCTACATAACTGTTTCCATTTCCAGAACCTACGCCACCGCCAGTGCTTGTTATTGTATGAAAAATTGAATTTGATCCATTTGAACCCGCCCCACCTCCAGATCCTATCGTTAATGTGTAACTTGTAGACGCTGCTAATAAGAGAGTTGATTCAGAAGATTGGCCACCACCCGAGCCTCCAGGCCAAGAAGTTCTAAGTCCGCCTGCACCTCCACCACCTGGACTATCAGTAGAAGATCCACCACCCCCAGCTACAACTAAATAATCAACATTTAAAGGCACTGTTATTGTTAATCCAGATAAAGTTAAATTAGTATTTAAAGAATCTGTTTCTGGAAAAGTACCCGTTAAAGTAACAGTTAATGTGTTACCTGCGCCGCTACCAGTTATAGTTTGAGCGGCTGTTATACCAGAAGGTAATCCAGCTATAGTAGCTGTACCGCTTATTATGCTTCCCGCTATTGTAGCTGTAAAAGTTGTCGTTGGAAATGTTGCACCTGCATCACCTATAGAGATTTGAGGTGATGGAGTGCTATATGTTAAACTTTGACCAGTCGGTGTTGACCAAGATACATCTATCGTAGCTAAAGAAATATCTTGTGATGTCCAACCTTTTATAGCATCTTGATATATTAAAACTGCAGTAGCATTATTAGTTATTATTTCACCTTCAATAGTTGACCCTTGAATCTTTTCAGAGCCATTAGCATTGAGTATAACTCTATTAGTTCCAAACGTACCAGCATAGTCTTGTATGGTTATTTCCATACCTACAACGCCCACTGGTAAGTTTACGGATAAAACTTGACTAGTTGTGTCAACAAAATAACCTTTACCAGCTTCTGCCGTAAAGTTGCTTGTCTGAATTGCTGTTTGCCAGTCTGTTCCTAAAGAACCGTCAATTAAATCTGTTGTAAGTTTTGTTAATGCCATAGTTAACTAAATGATATATTTCCTGTACCAGCTGTGAATGTTGTTACTTTGTCCGATCCATCTGTAGCGGTTGATCCTGTTAATCCGGCTCCTATAGTTACTGTATAAGCATCTGGATAGCGGATTATTACTACTCCAGAGCCACCATCACCACCAGACGTTGTCGTAGGGTATCCTCCAGCTCCACCGCCAGCACCAACGTTTGGTGAGCCATTTGTTGCAGCAACTGTACCGCTACTACCATTACCGCCCCCATCTGTACCACTACCGCCAGTCCCATTGTAACAACCTCCTCCACCACCACCAGCATAAGTTACTGGTGATCCTGTTATTGATACAGCTAATCCACTGCCTCCAGCTCCACCAGTTGAACCGCTCGCATTTCCTCCAACTGAACCAGCTCCACCACCACCACCTCCAGAGCCATAATTATCTGTACCTCCACTGGTTGAACCCGAACCGCCTCTATATCCATGAACAACTGGAGATGTTACTGCATTACCATAAGTACTGCCTGCTCGTCTTGGACCTCCACCACCAGAACCACCATCGATACCACTTGTTCCAGCTCCCCCGTAATCCTCTGAAGTTCCACCTCCTATAGATGTTATTGTAGAAAATACAGAATTACCACCATTTGAACCATTAGCAACTCCTCCAATTCCAGAATCAGTACCTCCAACACCACCGGCTCCTACCGTTACTGTATAATTTGTACCGCCTGTTAAAGTTAAATTCGATTCGGATGATTGTCCACCTCCTTGAGTACTCCCATAAGAAGTACGCAAACCACCAGCTCCACCGCCTCCACTTATTGAAGCACCACCACCACCTCCTCCAGCAACTACTAAATAATCAACTATTAAAGGCACATCTGGCACTAAAGCAGAAGCAGTTTCATTGTTAGCATTATAAGCTATCCAGCCTTGAGTAGCATCTACATAAACCATAGATACTCCGCCTCTTTCGTAATTTATTTTGTAGTCACCAGATGATCCATTAATATTGTCACTCGACGTTATTATGATATTGTTAGTATCAGCAGTACCAGCGTAGTCAACCAAATTAATTTCATCACCAAAACTAGGTGAACTTGGAAGTGTAACTGTAATTGCAGCACTTGTAGTATTAACAAAATAACCTTCCCCAGCAATAGCTGTAAAGTCTGCTGTTTTTAGAGTAGCTTGCCAGTCTGCTCCTAAAGACGCATCAATTAATTCTTTCTTTATTTTAGTCTGAGACATGCTATTTAATTATTACGGTTTTGTTGGTTTTGTATTAGGAAAATTTTCTGTTGTTGGCCAGTCTCTTAATTCTTGTCTATACAAAAGTATATTTGCATTATTAGGATGGTCTATTAATAATGACAAAATATCGGTATTTTTTAATTCTTGATTTCTCCATCTTTTGGCCTCAATAACTAAAGTAGCCTCTTCAACTTCTTCTTCAAGCGGGTTTGAAGCTATAACACCTTCCTCTGTTATAACTTTATCAATAGACGCGCCATTGCTGTATACAAATCTAATTACATCGCCAACTAAATAATATGCAGGATTTTCTTTGTCAAATACCCTATCTTTAGCGGTTAAGTTTTTAATATACCTAATTTCCATTTTTTTTAGTTATTTTATTTTTACAAATAAAGGCTGCCCTGAATCAGCGTCTGTTCTTGCAGTTGCATCACCTGTTACATAATTTGCAGTATAAATAGGGGTATTTGCATTCCGCCAATTATTAGAATAAAAAGAAACATAAAATTTATTATTTGTATTATGGTCAAATTTTAAATCTCTATAATCAAACGCAGGAGTAGCCATGCTTCCAGCATAGCTCAATTTTGTTCCATTAGCTGTTGCATAAAATTCTAAGGTTTGAGTGTTACTTGTTGGCCACCTATTTGCTATAATTAAATTCACACCATCAAAAGTAAACCCTTGAACAGCAAGTCCCCCCGATGGTGTATTACCTGCAAATATATTTAATCCCGTATAAGCGTCAGTATTTATATCATATTGATATATATGTGCTGCACCAGTTTCTCCATCTAAAATATAATAAAAGCCATTGGTAATGTCAAAGGCTATACCATATATATATTGATTTATTTCACTATAAACACCCGTATAACTATTTTCAGTAAGAGTAGATTCTGCAATTTTCATAATTCTATTCCTAGCTCCACCATTTTGCCCAGGAATATAAAATTCGTCAGTATTTCTATTAAAACCTATTGCTGGAGCACCAAAAAAACTATCCGAAAAACCGCTTGAAATAGATTGTTGGGTACCTAAACTCGCTAAATTAGTACTATTATAATAATAAAGAGTGGTAGTACTGTTGCTCGGAAGCCCCACTAATTTAGTTTTACCTACTCCAATTCTAGCGTCACTATTTAAGCCTGGATTTACGGAATTATATGTACTAAAAGAATTTGTAAAACTAAATCCCACTACTGCATCTGGATAAGGATTTGTGGGTGTGGAGATAATAGTATTACCGGTTTTTAGCCAAACTTCTCCATTTGGAAGTGTATATAAGCCTGTTGTAGCGTTATAACCCGGCGGATTACTAGTGGAGCTTACATAAAAAGATTCATATGTATTTACGGGTAAACCTGTAGGAAAAAAATCTGTAAAATTACTCATATTATTGTTATATTATAACCCACCCTTGAGCTGTTCCTGTGAATATTAATTCAAAACTAGCAGTAGCATTGTTAAGTGTCATTGTAGTTGCACTACCCATTATCTTATCTGATCCAGCTGGTATAACTGTACATGTTGTAACTGCTGATCTATTACTTATTTTTATACTATCACCGAGCGCACCTGTAGGAAGTGATAAAGCTAAACTATTTGTAAAAACATATGCATATCTATTAATAGCTGTTGTATCGACGCTAATAACGCTTGTTGTATAAGCTAAATTAGGCGTGGGTGCTGTATTGTTTATTGTAAAATTATTAGTTGAATTTTCTGTTATGCTAATATCTGTTCCTGCCGTTAAAACTACTTCACCTTTAACACTTGCTACAAATTGATGTTTAACCTCAATAGTTGAACCATTTGGAGGTGCTGTAGAAAATGTTAATGTATTTCCAGATAAACTAAATGTATTTTTTTGCTGATATAACCCGTTAATATAAACATCAATAGCATTTTCAGTACTTGGAGTAGATGTTAAAACAAAATCTACTTGTGATCCTGTACCACTAAAGTTATCTATATCTATAGTATCGGGAAGCATTGAAACTTCACCTACTGTTATCACCTCAACAGTATAACCGCTTTGTGGGGCGGTTGTAAATGTGAGCGTTGTACCAGATATGCTATACGTGCTTTTCTCTTGATATATACCTTGTATAAATACAAAAGATTTATCCTCTTCAACAGCTTGTGTTAAAGTGAAATCTGTTTGCGACCCTGTACCAGTAAACTGGTTGCTATTCAATGTTGAATAAACTGCGGGCGTAAAATGTACGACTTCTATCGCACTACCACTCGGAGGCGCGGTGGAAAAAGTGATAGTTGTTCCAGAAGTCGTATAGTTGTCTTTAGACTGATAAACTCCGTCTATGTATACTTGTGTAACGTTTTCATCTGTAACGTCCTTAGAAGCCGTGAAATCAACTGTAGTACCGTTTCCAGTAAATGTATCTGTATATACTTTTGATAATACAGAAATAAAGTGAATAACTTCTACTTCAGACCCAGCCGGAACTCCAGTTGAAAATGTTATTGTTGATCCGCTTGTTGTGTAATTGCTTTTAGCTTGATATACACCATCAATATATACTTGTGTATTACTTGATGCTGTTATAGCGGATGATATTGTAAATGCCGTTTGGTTGGCTGTAGCAGTAAATAC